GTTTCTGAGTTACTTTACAGGCTTGTTTCGGCCACCCTTTCGGGATGGCCGCGCCTGCCAAAGCTGCTCAATAGGTTAGCAAACCTGCATTCACCCTGTTCAATAACTTGAAGACAATTTTCATTATTGCAGAACTAACACCACTTCCGCGCATGTTGGTGTTTTTTGGTACGGCTCTTTTGATCCGCTTTTTGCTTTTGTGTAGGGTCCCAACGGGCAGCTGCGCCGGCGCCGGCGGACGGACGCTGGACGCAATCAGCATCGAAGGCAAAGCCATCCGAGTTCCGTTTTTCCCTGCGTTTCGCATTTTTCACAGCCAACTGCTGTTTTGTGAGGAATGTTTCGACCTGGATAGGAGGCCGCGGTTTAAGGCGCTCTTTTTGAAAGTCGCGCCTTTGTTTTGTTAACGGAGCAATTCGAGCCCGGGCCTTTTCTGCCAAGCCATTTCTAGGCTTATATTTTGGGGCATCAACGAACCCGGGCTCAACTCGATAAGGAACGGGTTGAAAAGGAATTACCGCAGGAACCCTAACGGGTTTCATAGCGTTATGAGCTAGTGGACTAAGAGGGGGTCTCCGGACATCAAAAGCAGCCGATGAAGATGGGGAACTTTTTTGTACAGTTCCCCGAGAAGCTGCCGAAGTTGAACGGGTGTCAATAGTTCCCGTTGGCTTTCTTCTATTTCTCCTACGACTCCGTGCCATATTCTTTGTTCCCCGTCATAAATTTCACCGAACACGTTCGTTCCACGGTGAATAAGGTTAACGCTTTTACAAACATAAGTTGTTTCAGCTTCATATTGCAATTGGTGGACAGGCTCATAGCCGTAATGACGAGCAATGAATTGTTGAACATGGAGCGGCAGCTCGGAGGTATCTTGGCAAAGATCGCCGACATAATCGGCAATTTCATCGTTTAAAGGCAGCCTTTGAAACGGTCTTTCTTCCGCCCATTTTGAAATATAGGCATCAATCATTTTCGTATAAATCGCTGTATCGCGACCCACCGGGTAGTAAAATGGTTCACCAGACTGAGATGGATTGTCCGGAATTGTAAACCGATCCGATTGCGCAAACAGCGAAAGTCCGTTGGACACGTGATTTTGCGCATATCGAATTAGATATTCAGACCCGATCATCGGGTTTTTAGAATACTTCATAACGGCGCGCTGCAGATTATCTTTGTTAAGATAATCCATAAGGTAGACAGCGCAGCCTTGTTTAGATCTAGGGATTTGGATGTTTGAATGACCAAAATCCCAAAAGTCCCATTGGTAATTCGTATCCATTTCAACATGTGGCGGTTTTTCTTGCCAAAACATTAATATGTGAAAATGAGCACGTTCGAGCGATGTACCATGCTCGCCGACAGCCACGTATTTGAATTTGTGCCCCGCTTTACGCAGTTTTTTAAAAAACAGCTGAACGTGGCGATAATTAATCCAATAGGCCTCAGCGTTATCGTAACCCCCAGCATAGGTGAGGGTCACGAACCAAGTTGAATGACAAGTCTGTTCTTCTGCCAGCATACGCCCGATCCAATGTCGCTTGCGCGCGTTTATACACGCATCGCATTTACGGCAGGCCGCTTGCTTTTTTTCGCCTTGATATTGAGTTTCTATAGTCACAGGTCGGAGGCACATTTTGAGGGACCCACTATGATTTTGGGGTCCGATTTTTAGGTTGGGGTGTCAGTTCTGCAACAGAGGTCAAGGGGGATGCACCGTTCGCCCCTCTAAATGGAGATGTAGAAGGGGCGAACGGCTGACAAAGGCGCTTGTAGCGGTGGACATCCGCTTGAGCGTCTACCTTTGCCTGTTCGAGTGCTTGCTTTGTCTTTTTCGGGTCCGGAGGAATGACCGAAAAGCGGAGCGTTTCCAAAGTAAATGCAGCCTCGCAATCAAGCTTACGAGCTGCGACACGCACAATCTGTTGAATGACGCGTATTTCCGATAACGAAAGATTATCTCCAAAATCATAATGCATGAATTTAATCGTCGGAGAGGTCCAACGCATTTGATCGACTTCAGCAACAAGTGGAATGTGCTCAAGATGAGCATCTTTAACAGCTCTCAGCGCAAGGATTGTTTCAATTTGTTTTTGCGGCATTGCCTCCAATATTGTCATCATCCTGGACTTCGGAAGACTGCTCTCTGAGCGCAACGTCGTCAACGCTTCCGCCATTGTCTGAGCGTACCTCTTCCGTTTCGCCGGAGGATGCTTTTCGTGCATCCATTTCAGGTTGTGTTTCAACGAGAGATTTGGGTTTATTAATGTCATGATATCTTTTCTCCATTTCCCGGCGGTCCATTTCCCGGTCAAGCTCATTCTTACGCATCATGCGTTGAATAGCAAGCATCTCAGGGGACATGGGAGCCGGACGGTCCAAGGAGGTAAAGATTTCCGTAGAGCGCTGGATACGCTCTTGAACGCGAGAAGATGGCCGGAGCCAAATATCAGATTTACACACAAAATGGATTTCACCATCGCCCGTGACGGTTATGTTTTGTTCGCCAGTGCCGAAACCTAAAATTAGGTCAAACTCGTTTTTCACTAACGCGGGTAGAATTGTTCTGATGTGGAACGAAACCCCACCCGAAAACGGGAGGGGTTCTGTTTTGTCCCACAAGATCCAATCTTGCGGTGATGTTTTCATGTGTCTGTTCCGTCCCCTACAAGTCGCTCGGTTGGTACTTGAGCCTCGATCGCGTCGTAATCGCCTTGAGCCTCGCGCAGGTTTGGTGGGAAGTAGGTTAGACCTTCCACCATTACATCGCCTGCGACCCACCACTCAAACGGGTCCGTATTCGAGGACGCAAAGACTTCTTGGGACACAGTTTGTGAGATGTAGAAATCTGGTCCGAGCGTTGGGTCAACGACTTCGGTTGACCAGATGCGGTTGCGGTTTTCGTCCCATGCATCGTTTGGGGAAACCCGGTAATATTTACCTCCGATGTTTGGTGCTGAACGCAACCACTGATGATTAAGGGGAGCATAGCCAAAAAGGTCATTAGGAAGAGAGTGAGATTCATCGACTTCACCATTTTTGATAGTTGAAACTGGCTGCGGATCCAATTCGTCCTGGGTGCGCATCGGAAGGTCAGAAACGTCTGTTGCGCGGAAATAGTAATCGCGCTGGCGCTCGTACACCATTTCAGGAAGCACTTGCGCACAAACGACGACAATGCCGCCCGTTTGCAGCGCAGGCGCTCGTATATTGAGCTGAAGGGCCGTACGGCCATCGGCCACCGATTTTTCCAAGTTGGCGCCATCGGTCGCATACCGTTCGTTCATGCCGACAATTGTGTCAGAGTGGTCCATTAGAATTGGCTGTTTCAACGTTTCATCGTTCAGACGAATACCAGCAACAAGCTGGTCAATCATCCAATCCTCAGACATGCCTTGATATTGGTTGCGCATTTGCGCCCAAGCACGCGTTTCACGGGCTTGTTCAATATTGGCTAGAGAGATTTTAACGGAGCCTTCTGTCAATTCAGCGAAAACTTGCGGCAAGCCAGCCGCGTCAGTTTCCATTTTCACATATTGGTCTGACCGTCCCCAAGGTTTGGTTTGGTTGGTGCCGTCGCCGTCACTCCAAAAGCCTTGTTGGTTGGGTACCACAGCCGTTGCGTCTTGACCGACAGCGATACCGCTGACGGCCAGCTGGCCGCCCGAAGTAAACGAAATTGGTATTTCGCCTTCAATCATAGCAGCGTCAAAGGTCGGAACGACGTGACGCATTTGAGTGTGTTCCCAGAAGGCAGGCGCCAGAGTGGTATCCATTCGGTCGCGCGCTGTTAGCGAAGAGCTCCGCTGCATCGCGATATAATTCCAAACGGCGTTATATGCTTCGATATAATCGGCATTCACCGTCGCACCAACAGGCGCATGCAGTCCCAATGTCTTGAGAATACCGGGATCAGGGGTCTGACCGGGCGGAATGGACGGAACAACGTAATTGTCAAACCACGGGATAACCGAGGCGTCGATCTCAGGTTGACCGTTATAAGATCGGTCAACCGAACCCATATCGGTGAACCGTTCAAAGGCCAGCTTGGGAACAAGATAGGCCATTGCAGAGACACGAACGGGGTTTAAAAGCATATCGGCGGTTTCAGCCATCTGCAGATTAATCGACAAGCGAGAATTGCGAATACCATCTTCACGAAGAAGAGGGATCATTTTGAGCGGCACAAGCTTGCCCGCAAATGACGATGTTACAACGCTGACTTGGTCAGGTCGCATGGTCCGAGAGTGATTAGCTGGACCGCGTTTGTAATTCTCAGGCCAGACCTGAGTAGGACGAATGTTAGTCGAATGTTGCTTTTGCATGCGTTTTCCCTTTTTTTTGATTACTTACCGCCGGTAGACCGACGGCGAGCTCTAACGGGGTTTTGATTGCTTTCACCCGTCTTGTTTTCGTAAATAACTCCGGTCCTCAAAAGATTATCTAGCACTGCTTTAGGCTGCAGAATAGCAGAGCCTTCTCCCATAATTTCACCGGATAGTTCAGCAAGATCACCAACGGTCAACATGGAACCCGGCTTAATCTGATAACGATCAGCATGGTCCGCTAAAATATAGGCTTTAGCACCGTTCGGAAGCCGAACTTTAATTCTGTGGTCCATAAATGGGAAAATAGCGCCAGTTTGCGACACGGTTTCACCCGGTTCTAAATACCCAGTTTTTTCCGCATTTTCGCCCGGACGGTTCGACAATGCAGGCACGGCGGGCGCGAACCGCGTGTTTTGGGGATTAGCGATTTGATAATCCCACCGCGCTTTCCAATCTTCTTGAGCTTGTTTGGCCGTTTCCTGAGCAATAGCACCTTGCGCATACGTTCCCCCGAATTGTTGAATAGCGTTGCCGATTGCGGCACGCGTAGAAAGCGGTGACAGCGCTTGGGCTGGGGCGATACCGCCACCAGTAGCACGCAAAGCGGTAAGTGGATTGAAACCAGCCGCACGCGCTTTGTCGCGCATTTCAGCGAAATTAGGCACCGTTGAACGGCGTTTGGATTTTCCAAAAATTCCGCCAAGGAGGGACCCCCCGGCACTAATGAGCGAAGATGTAATAAGTGCCGACATGGGGTTTCCTCTTACGAAAATTTTATTCCTAGGATGAATTGAGCTTTTGTGGAGTTTTGTTTTAATTGCAAGTTTTTTTTTGCGCATCGCTGCGCTGTGCGGTTCCTTCTGCGAAGGCGTGTTGAACGTTTCTCTTTGTTTTTATTGGTTTTGTTTGGGCGGTGTAACCGAGCGCTGCACGCGGCATGAGAGAAGAGAAAGTTGCGCGGCCTAAAGGCCGCATTTTTTTAATAGTACTAAGGCTTCGGCCTACGGCCTGCGCGCTACGCTTGCACGAAACCTTGCAAGCTAAGCTAGTCTGCGGTTTCTGAGTTACTTTACAGGCTTTTTT